ATCATCGTCGCCAGCCCAAGTTTTCCCGTGAATTCCTTCCACGTGACGTCGAGCAGCGGCTGCGCTTCGCCGTCGAGCAGCGCATCCGCGAGTTCCAGCGGTGTCATGCCGGCGGTCTTCCATGCGCCAACGGCATCGGTGGAGCCGAGTCCGGCGGCCGCCAGTTTATACATGACCGCGGTGTACTGGTTCGCCTTGAACGCTGCGTTGATCGAATCAACCAGCGTAGTGACGTCGATCCCCCACGAAGAGAGCAGGTAGAAGGCGCCGTTCGAAAATCGGATCTGGTATTCCCGGCCGCCAATTTTTACGGTGGCGGCCGGTTTCATTGCGTGCAGGCTCATGTGGCTCCGTTCAATGCGGTCTAGCTAAATGTCGGCTCACCGGTCACGCCGAACTTGATCTTCACCATGAGCGGCTTTTCGACGTTCGCAGAGATCGGGAAATCGTCGATCGTGGCGTCGAAGAAATACGTGGTGCCGTCCGGGAAGTCGATCGAATAGTTCCGGACTTCGCGGCCGATGAAGATGGCGCCGAGCGCGCCGGGCGAGGTGAAGCTGTGGCCGACGATGCCCGAGGTTCCGTCCTGCCCGTCAGAGTCCGGGACGAAGAACAGATCGCAGGTGAACTGGCCGCCGTCGAGCAGCGTGATAATGTGCTGCTTCCAGGCCGTTCCCATGTTGGTCGTGTCGGCCGTGACCGACTTCATATCCCAGTCGTTCGAACCGAGGTTGCCGATCGGGTTGTAAACCACCGGGCTCGCCAGATTCGAAACCGAAAGAATGGTTCCAACCGAAGGAATGCCCGAGCCCTGCGCCAGCGTTATGTTTTGAAGAGACATTGTAAATCCTTTCCTTTATGCGTGAAGTGGCGAGAGATCCTCGCGGTTGTAAAGCCTGATATCCATCCGCTCGTAATAAACCGGGCCGTGTGGCGGTTGCGGCTGCTGAAGAATGCCGGCCGACTGGTTCAACAGGAACTGCGGATTCTGGTTCGGCGCCGTGACCGGAGATGAAAATTCGGAGTCAGTGCAAAGGCTGATCGTGCCGAGAAATGTGATGATGTCGTTCGCGAGCGATCGCGCGTCTTCCGAGTTCTTCGAAAGCGCATCGATCTGAAGCCGCGGCGCCGAGAGGTTCATGATGCCGCCCTGATTCATGCCGCGCAGCGTGGATACGCGCGTCACGCGAACGGCTTCCTGCCCGCCGGCGATCTCGCCAACCACTTTCTGAACCAGCACGCGGTCGTACCAGCGGAACGTCGAAATGTGAGTGCCGAGCCGCGCCTGCAGCGCCGGGTACTGCGCCGCCAGATACCGGAGTTTTTCTTCGGCCGAGGTGAACGCCATTTACCGTTCCTCCACGGTGAGCGTGAACGGCTCATCCACCGCGCGCAGCGCCAGCGCTTCAATGGTCGAGTTGTCGACGCGCAGGCAGCCATGAGTCGGCCGCAGCCCGCCGGTGGTCATCAGCGAACCAACAGCCCCGCCGTGCAGGAGGATTCCATACCGGCCGTTGTGCATCGCCTTCACCGCTTCGCCGGCCACTGGATTCAGCACCCACACCGGACCGTTTCCATAACTGCGGATATCGGCCAGCGTCGAGTTCTTCGCCACCGAACGCGTCGCCCGGTACTCGCCCGCCGGAAGATCCCCGAACGGCTGCAGCGGGTTGCGTGTCGGGTTTCCGTGGGCTTCCGCGGCCGCGTTGTCGCTCTTGCCAAGGCAGCGGTATTCTGAGCCGTCCTCCAGAACAAGACGGCCGGGCAGGCTGCGGTCGCAGTGAAGCAGGACGCGAGCCGTCATACAGTCGCCACCTGTACGCGGAGGCGCGTCATCTGCCCCTGAGAATCGCTTTCGGCGCCTTCGATGCCGTAATAGCCGAGAAGTCCGCTGATCGTGATTGCCGCGCGCCAGTCGGTCTGATTCTCGATCTGCGGATAGAAGCCGCTCAGCAGGCAGTGGCCGGAATTGAAGGTCTGCGTTTCGGTGGCGGTCTTCTGTTCGTTCGCCCGAATGGACGCAATCGAATCCGGCGCCAGCATGCAGAGGATATCGATCATCCCCGCCACATCCACGTAACCGTCGCTGTTCGGGCCGCTCGTCAGATCCGGAGCGCCCGAAAGCGTGAGGATGCCGGTCGGCTGCTGGATCGTCACCAAGGCGTTATCAAACAGCCCGGTTTCGATGGCGGCCGGCATCACGGCGGAAACGTCGATGAGGTTCGACTGATTCATTTCAAGTTATCGACAGACCAGAACAGAACTGATATTCATTTGCGCTGTCGTGGCGACGCCGCCACTGATGACAGCCATAATTCCCACGTAGGAATGGGCCGGTATTACCAGCGGCTTGGCCGTGAAAGAAGTTATTGATGTATTGAGAGGATGCGCCCCGACAGCGGCAGCAGTGGCGGAAGCATCAAGGGCCGTGTAATCGTCAGTAGATAAGGCTCTGGCTGTGCCAGGGGCGAACTGTAGCGCCACCAGAGAAAATGTGGCCGTGGCGTCCGTAGGCGTTCCGCCAGGTCCGACGTCTGAATAAATGGTCCAGCTTGTTACGGTGCATCCTGTGTCGATGAGGGTAAACTTTGTCGGAATGGCGTTCTGGTTGTATGAAATACCGAGCGTCACGAGACCCGAATATCCAGTAGTTCCGCTGGTGCTTGCGGTTGCCTGAATTGTTGATCCAGACAGGATAAGGTTCTGCTTCCCCGGCGGCGTGTACTGCGCCTGCACCGGAACGGAAATCGTTCCCATCAGGAACGCCATTGCGATGCTTCCCAGCACGGCGACGATGGTCATAGAGTGTTTTTTGAAAGTGTTCACATCGGCTCCTTTAGCCCACCGGATACAGCACATAGAAAATCTGATCGGCCGCGCCGAAATACCAGATCTTGTCTGCGTCGTAGAAATTGAACATCTCGGCCCCGTTCACCGGAGCGAGATCCGCAGCCCCTCCCACCAGCGGGAAGCCTTCCGTCTCCACGTCGGCCCCGCCGATCGATACCGCCGACGCGTTGTTCGGATCGGCCAGAATCTGAAACCACTTGGCCTGCACCGCCGCGCCGAGCGCCACGGAGAGCTTGTGCGCCGAGCCGTCGCAGGTTATCTTTTTGCTGTTGAGTGCAGTCATAAAATCCTCACTGGAAACTCACGCCGCCGCCCAGCTGCTGGCGCTGAAACTGTTTTTCGATCCGATCCCGGAACGACCAGTCGGTGTTTGTCTGCTCGATAATCACGAGCGCGCCGGCATCGTCGTCCACCGTCCGGTAGTTGGCCGCGCCGTCCCGCAGGATCTGCGCCGCGTCTTTCCACGACAGCTTCACGTCGAGCAGCTGGATCACGCTGCCGAGCTTGCCCTTGTTGTTAGCCAGCGTGTCGAGCGCGAGCGCCGCCACCCGCAGATAAGAGAGCGGCAGCGCCGGCAGGTTGCGACCCTGCGCCCCGCTGAAGTACATCGAGCTCTGGAACTGCGAACGCTGGATGAAGTAGAGAGCGGTGATTTCCTCATCGGCGAAAATCTGCTTAGTGGAGTCGGTGTCCGGGATCAGCAGGCGAACATACGCGATCGCCGGATTCGTGTCGAAGTCATAGGTCCAGCTCATTGCTGTACCTGCACGAGCACGTACCAGACGGTCAGATAAACATTGCCGCCGGTTCCGCCGGTCTCCGTCACTGCGTTATTTGCATATGCGATCAGAGGCTGGCCTGAATAGCTGGTACTCGGTCCGTTCAGGACACCCGGCATCCATGTCGAATCGACGAACACCGAATCCTGATTCGGGATCAGGAAGCCGAAGGTTCCGCCGGCCGTGAAACTCTCAATGGTTCCGAAGCCGACGTTCACCATCTGGTCATCGGACTGGTAGAAGCTGCCGTTCACGATGACCGCGTACCGCGTCGGGTAGATCACGTATCCGGGAACACCGGCCACCAGCGTCTGCGCTGTGGTGGCGAGAGTCAGCATCTGCGCCCGCGTGATCGCGATGGTGGTGGTCAGAAGCGCCGAGCCCGTCAGCGTGGATCCTCCCGCGATCTGCGCGTATGTGTAAGGTCCGGCCGCTCCCACGCTCCACTGCGTGGTGGTCTTGTAGCTGTTTCCGTTCTGGAACAGCACCACGGGCTCATACAGGCCGGGCGCCAGACACTGAGAAAAGCCGTTTGTTACGTTGAACTGCACGCGCGAGCCGACAACTGAAGCGCCGGCAACCGTGGTGTTATAGGCCAGCGTGTACGTGATCGATCCAGCCCACGCAGAACCGTTCGGCAGCAGAAACGCGTCGGTCACCTGCTGGAAGCCAGTCGGACATGCGGCCCCGAGGTATCCGGCCGATACGAACAGAAGCGAGATTGAGAGAAGCCAGCGTTTAATGGTCATCGTCTTAAACCTGAAAAGCGCCGCCCGTACGGGACGGAACGGCGCTTTCCACGGCCAGGGGGTTGAATCGTTGAAGTGGAACCTGCCCTTTACGCGTTCCCTGTACCCGTCGAGCCCACCACGTTGCGGCCGTCGATGACCGCGCCGCCGAGAACCGAGATCGATTTGATGTCGTTATTCATCGTCACGAAATCGCCCATCTGCGGTTCCACGCCGCCGCCCACGCGCATTGTGTTCGGAGTCTTCTGGAACAGCTGCGGAGTGCGGAAACCCTGCAGGTAACCGAGTTCGATCGCCGGCCGGTCGGTCACGTTCGGGTCGACGAACATGGCCCATGCGCCGGGAATCGAGGTGGAGAAGCCGTTCGCCACAGTGCCAGCGGCGTTCAGATACGGGTCCATGATCCAGTCGGTGTTCTGGTTGAACCAGGTATTCGTTTCGATCCACTGCGTCGGGAAGCCGTCCGTGTTCGAAGAACCGCCGAACACCGAGACCTGATTGCGAACCGCGTTCTGCAGGTTGCGTGCGGTGGCTTCGTTGCCGGGACCGTAAACGATCTTCACCCGGCCGCCAACCATGATCGGCTGTCCGGCGGAATCCAGCATCCCCGAGAGAATGGTGGTGGCATCCATGATGCCCTGCGCCGACAGAGTCGGGTTGTTCGAACTGGCGCCGTTCGCGGTGACAATGCGGTTTTTGTAACCGGCCGCGAAAAGCGTGGTGTTCAGATCGGAAGCGCCGAAGATGAACGCGTGAATAAAAATGGTGATCCCGCGGTTCATGGACATCGCCATGCGCTTCGGAATGTCGCGGAAGATGCCGAGGTCGTCATTGACCATCGCGCGCCAGTTCACGCTGCCCTTGGTCTGCATCAGCCGAGGCTGATACTGAATCGGCTCGGTGTTTGTCGTCGGGAAGGTGGCGCCGTCCTGCGGGACCGGGCCGCTCATCGCCTGTTCGGGCGCGGGCGCCGCGGCGTCCATGAATTCGGCCGGGCTCACCATGCCGTCGGTCATATAGCGGGAGACCAGACGGAAGTCGCG